TGATCAACAATGGCTGCAAACTGGTCCTCTTTGTCTCCACCGGCATCCATGTCATCCATAGGCATATCGTCCATAGGCATGTCATCCACAGGCATGTCATCCATCGGCATGTCCAATTCCATATCATCTGCTGGCATGTCGTCACCTTCTGGTGCATCCATGTCATCCATAGGCATATCGTCTTCGTCACGAGCGCCGGGAACATCATAACCCATCTCCTTTAGGGGCTTAATATTGGCGAGCTTCATGAACTGACGCCTCTCTGCTTCTGTCAAAAGTGTTTTACGAGCCATTATAAATCTCCTTTTATAAACTCAGTGTTAAAAATTCAACGTCTCCGGAAGCTGCTAGATACTCTTCACCTTCTGAAAAACGGTTCTTTATCTTAAATAGTGCTTTTGTTTCTATTTGTTTAATTCTACCAAAAGAAAGTCCCATTCGTTTTGCGATTTGTCTCAAAGTCATGGAGCCGTTTTTGAAAACTGCAATATTGCAGCAATTTAGATCTTCTTCGTAATCTAAATAGTGTCGGCAGTCGTCAGAGGCACAACATTCGTTGTTTTTTAAACACTCTCGCGCACAAAACATCAAATCTTCTTTTATCATAGTTCTGGAAACTCCTTTGAAATTAGATCAAACAAATCCTCTTTATCTGAATCTTCTAGAAGCCCATAGTCTTCTATTACTTCCTTTCCTTTTCGTTTTATTTTTAAAGATTCGGCAAACCTCTTGTAGCTCATTAGCTTATGTTTCAAAACATAAGATTCAATAAAGGCCATAAGGTTTGGCTCTTGTTGGATAACTCCGTCAATAACAGCACGGAAGAATTGAGATGTTGCAAGTTTGTTGTGTCGCAATCTGATTAGCATTCTCGCATGGTCATCATCAGAAACCCAAAAACGAATAATTTTTAAATCACTTCCGTAGTTTGGCTCATCCATCACCACTTCCTTGTAGTAATGTGAGTCTTGCTCTCAGAAAGAGAAGCAGTAGTTTGACGAACCCAGGTAGCCTTGCTTTGTAGTTCTCGGATTGTTCTGGCTCCCGAATAGGAAAGTCCAGAACGGACACCTCTTTCAAGATCTTGAATGATATTTTCAACTTTGCCGCGATAAGGCACTTTTGAAGAGATGCCTTCAAACGATGAATAGTTGCCGCGCCACTGAACCTGGGCTTCTTTGCTCGCCATTCCGCGATAGGTTTTGTATTTTATTCCGTTTACATCAGTGTATACGGCTCCAGGTGTCTCTTTTGTTCCTGAAAGCAATGAACCAATCATCACGGCATCAGCGCCGGCTGCAAGGGCTTTTACAATGTCTCCGGCATTGCGAATGCCGCCATCTGCTATAATTGTAACATTTCTATCGGTTTTGGAGCATTCCATAATAGTTTGAAGTCCAGGATATCCATGACCTGTTTGAATGCGGGTTGAACAGATGGAGCCCCCGCCAATATTACAACGAACACTGTTAGCGCCCCAATCAGCAAGATAATTGATTCCCTCTATGGTCGCGACATTTCCAGCCATAATGTGGACATTGTAGCCGAAAGCTTCGCGAAGTTCGAGCAAGGCATCTTTGACATTAATGTGGTGCCCGTGTGCTACGTCAATACAGATAACAGTTGCGCCAGCATTTAGACATTTGCCGGCTCGTTCAAGCATATCTTCACCTACACCAACAGCAAATCCGATTCTATCTACTATGTTGTAGTTGTCCAAACTCTGCTCAATCAGAGAAACTTGTTTTTCTATCGAACAATAACGATGAATAATCCCCAAACCTCCAAGATAAGACATGCTTCCAGCCATCATAGATTCTGTTACTGTGTCCATCGGAGACGAAATAATTGGAACTTTCAATTTCAAGTTTTTTCCGAGATCAGAAGTTAAATCAATTTCTTTTCTCGAACGAATGTTTGAGAATTGAGGAATCAACAACACATCATCATAAGAAATCGCTTTTTTCATTTTCATTTTATTTCCTATTATCAATGATAAATTTGCGAATGGAGGCCGGCTCAAACCACATCTCTTTGTGTGGTTTCTTGGGATCTTCCATAAAGCGAACAAGAGTTCTTGAACCCCTTGTTCGCACATAGCAAATGTTAGGAACTCCCTCGAAAGCCCATTTCTTTTCTAAACCACTGCCATCACTCATGTTAAAAACATAAAAATGGATATTATCGAAGTCTTCTGAGATGTTGACGAACTCTGCCTTGAGTGCGTGGCATAAATGGCAATTTGTTCCATAAAGTTTGATTACAACCTCATGAAGTTCTTTTACACCTCCGTTGAGAATCTTTTCCAGATCGCGCCTGTTGATCCTAGTCACAGCCATTTTCTAATCCTTTGATTATCCGATTGAGATACCAGCGAGCCTTCTTAAGATCTTCCAAAGGTTTTCCTCCGTGTGTGTGTCTCGCAAGATATTTTACAACGTTTCCAGCATTGAAGTCAAGTTTCCAGTCTTCAATAACATCAATAACTTCAAAAACACCCTGATTGTAGTGTTCCGGATGGTTTACTGCTTCTCGGCGAGCTAAACCAACCAAACCCTCAAAATTTTGAAATGCTTGAGAATCAAAAGATCTCTTTACTTTCGTCAGATATTCTGATGCTAGTTCGGAAGTCTCGGTTTCTGTGCTATCCTCAGCCTCTCCAAGATCATAAAGATCGATCATTTTACTTTTATTTTCCATTTACAATTTCCTTTGTTTTTTCAATACATTGTGGACAAAATAGTGAAACCCTTGTTGGTTTCTCGTAAACAACAACTCTCCAAGTCATAGCATGTTCTTTGCTTTTTGAATCAAACTTGGCTTTGCAAGCAGAGCAGTTGTCAGGTCTGTGACTGAAAGTCTCAATCTTTTCAGCTAAAACTTCATTGTTTTTGTTTTTCTTTTTAAGTCTTCGACGTTGAGCGCGATTCATCGTTCAATCACGGTGATCCTGGGAGCAATGAAGTTTGTTTTACGAAAAACAACAACTGCTGACGGGAATGGTGCTGGATCTAATTTGTCCGTTTGAACTGATTTTGTAAATTTTAGTCTACCGCGAACAAAAAGAATTTCGTCTGCCTTCATTACATAATCATGCCAATATCTTGTATCAGTCCTGGCTGGAATCAGCATAACAACCATTGTGTGATTTTTCTGCCCTTCTTCGTAAGCCTTTTTAACCCACTTTTTAAGTTCTCGGCCATAAGGAGAATTTAAGAAAACCTTGTTTCCAGACCAATTTTTACTTAAAGCATTGTCTGCTTTTGTATAATAACGTTCAACTTTGTAGTTGTCGTCCGATGCGGCAGCATCTAGTGTAAACGGGCCATACATACGATTTAGTTTATCAAAAAACATTTGAGGCGTGCCCCATTCATTTGATTCAGAACTAAACATTGTTTTTTGAGTTTGCTTATTCATCTGTGCTCCCTAGCGCTCCGTCGCCTCTATTTGAAATTGTTATTGGATGTCTCTGATCGTAAAGAAGGCCATCAACCTCTTCGTATGCTCGGAAATGGATTACAGGAACCATTACCAATTGAGCAATCTTTTGTCTGTGTTTTACGGTTTGCCAAACTTCTCCAACATTAATCAAGTTAATGAAAACTTCACCATCATAACCTGAATCAATAACGTGTGCTCCAACAACAAGCCTTTGTTTACTGGCAACACTCGAACGATTCATAACTTGAAGCATGTAGCCGTGTGGAATTCCGAATCGCAAACCGGTTGGAATAATTGCAGAATAATGTGGCATTATGCTTATCAGTTTTTCTTTCGGAAGATAAGCATAAACATCCAAACCTGCATCAGAGGGGTTTGCACGCCATGGCCGAAGCACATCCTTATGCAAACGATGATATTCGACAATCATTCTCCGACAACCTTAAGTTGTGGAGCTTCTGCCTCCTCTGATTCTCCGGAAAGCATCTTGAAGTTATCATAAACCTCATCGATGTTTACCTTCCCTTTAAAGAGCCTGTAAGCCTTCACAGCCGCACGAATTTCGTCTGTATCAAGCCAACCCTGCTCCTTAAATTCTTTGCGAAGCTCTCGCTTCTGCTCCTTGAATGGCTCCATTTCATACTCAATTTCTGCTAGTGCCCGGATGTATTCCAGAACGTAGCGCTTCTTCTCTTCAGTTGTGTTAGCCATTATGGCCTCCGTTGTTGTTGGGTAGTGGTAATATAGCCGGTCAGGCTGCGTCTGTCAAGACGTTTTCTTCATTAATATTGCGAGGATTGTCGGAGAAGAAAATCTTATCAATTCCTGCTCTCGAATCAAACACGTCGTTTAAATAGTCGCGGAATTCTTGTTCTCCACCGATTTGAAGTTCGGTAGTTCCCCAAACACCTACTTCGCGCAAAACATCCATTTTATTAATAATCAAACGATTTACACCATTCATTTGAATAGCCTGTTGGATTTCTGCAATGTTTATCCAGTTACATTGACGAACACGACCTGTTGTTGCTCCAAACTCTTGTCCAGCTTCCTGAATCCTATTAAAGACAGGATTGTCTGGTTGAAACTTTCGTTTTCCAACATAAGTCTCATAAGCTTTGATGATGCCCCAAACATTACGAATAGAGCGAGGATTGATACCATTTTGAATGGCTGCCGCCGTTCCTGTGTGAGAGGAAGTTACATAAGGATAGTCGCCCCAATCTGGATCTAACCAAAATCCTTGTGCTCCTTCCATCATAAGAACAGTGTCACCAGCCAACTCTTGATAAATATCCACAAGAAACGGTCCAAAGTCAGGCACATCCATAGCCCGCAAACCAACACGATTATACTTATCCCGATAAGCAGGACCATTTCCTGTTCTTGTGGTTCCAATTCTCTCATCTTTTCCGTCCTGCGCTTTGTGTAATTCTGTGATGATGTGAGCATTTTTAGCAATTCTCAAGTTGTCTCTCACGTTTACTCCGTGAGCTTCCAAATATTCAATTTCCTCAAACAGTTTAACTGGATCGATAACACATCCATTTCCAATAACTGAAGTGATGTTGTGAAACACTCCTGCTGGAATATGATGAGTTACAAGTTTCACGCCTTTGTGAAAGATGGTGTGTCCTGCATTACAGCCTCCTGAAAATCTCACACAATGTGTATACTCACCGCTTTTTAGGAGATGATGGGTTACTTTTCCCTTTCCTTCGTCTCCATGTTGCAGGCCAATTACGATGTCAGTAATCAAGTTTCCTCCTTTTGTTCGAACTTGAACCAATATTTTATCATAGGGAGTGATGAGATGCAACTAAAAAGCATTATCCATTCTCCGTGACAATTGAGCAAATGCATCATTTTTTCTCCTAAATTCCAAAAACTTGTTTTATAAAACTTCTATAAAAGCTGTCTTTTTGTTCTTGTGTGTCCGCTTCGGCGATTGCATAATTGTAACTGCTTTTTTCTTTTTGGATTTCTTGTTCTAACTCTCTTATCCTGCCTTTCATCCAACGAGTTTGTTGTTTGAAGTTTTTTGGCATTTTAATGTTAAAACGTTCTGAAAGATCTAAAAGTTTGAAGTAGTTCCGCTCATCGAGAGCGCTGTGTGCCTCCTTGAACATAGATAACCTAACCGACCGCTCGTCCTCTGTCAAGTGCTGGAGGCGATCTGGATGGAGGTGGAGCGCGATTTTTTTAAATAAACTTTTGAAGATTTTGTACATTTCGTCTTCATCGGAATTTTCTTTTTTGATCTCGGGCACTTCACCTAAATATCGACCAACAGATAGAGACAAATCCGTAGGTTCATCAGGCTCTCCTATCAGGTTCTCAGGGCTGTTTCCAGGCTCTATTTCGGGTCTTAGAGCCTCTTTTTTTCTTATCAGG